TTATTCACAATCAATAATCGTCTAAAAAGTGAGGAGGTTTTTGCATTCGTTCAGGATAGGATTCTATGATTTTTATCAGGCAAATCTTTTTGAATGACTCAAAGGGTATGCTCAAATTTTCTGAAACTGCTTTCAATTCTCTAACCGTTTTAGGACTGATGCCATTTACTCGAATGATTTTCTTTTCGACAGGACTTTTTATTTCGAACTTCATTTCTTGAGAATATGACTCGGCTATTTTCATAAGCCCCGATTTTATTATTCGGTTCTTAGTTTCTCCAGAATTAAGGGCTATGTTGTCAATCTTTTTTTTCATTTCAGGACTTAGACCTCTTAGCTCGATATATTCCATATATGCAAATATATAAATTTACTGTAATAATTACAGTAAAAATTTAAAAGTCTTTTTAATATGGGCTTATTTTGGCGTCTATACATGAAAGAGATATATCTATATTCAGGAATTTATGATTTTACAGCTGAAAGGCTGATTGAATCTATGGAGGAATTTAAGGACGAAGATATCTCTATTCGTATCAATTCCCCCGGCGGAAATGTATTCGCTGGATGGGGCATTGCTTCTAAAATGCGAGAGCATAAAGGAAAGGTCAACATAAAAGTTGACGGAATCGCTGCCTCTATGGCTGCAGTTTTACTGCCTTTTGCAAATTTCGTTGAAGTTTCTGACGTTACGAGAATCATGATTCATAAGGCGTCAGGATACGCTGAAACTGATGCAGAGAAAGAGCTTTTAAATTCGATTAATTCCGAAATGAAAGCAAAGCTCAAGTCTAAAATCAACAATCAGAAATTAAAGGAGCTTAAAGGCTATACGATTGACTCGCTATTTAATGCTGAGGAGAGAATTGATCTCTGGCTTACAGCTAAAGAGGCGAAAGCTGTCGGACTTGTTGACAAAATTAACAAGCTAAACACCTCAGAGGCGAAAGCTTTTGAGAATAAAATGTATCAAATCGCTGCTTTAGATAACGGCGCAAAGGATAAAGAAAAAATTAATACAGAAAAACCAGTAAAAATGGATTTAAACAAACTGCAGGCTGAGCACCCTGAATTATATGCTCAAATCGTAGCGGACGCCATTGCTGGCGAAACTGCTCGAATTGAGGCCTGGATGGAATGGTCAGAGGTTGACGCTGAGGCAGTGAAAACTGGAATTAGCGCGGGCAAAGCTATCGGAATGAAAGAAATTTCTGCCTTTAGTAAGAAAATGAGCGGCGCAACTGCAGCTACAGACTTAGAGGACGAATCTAAAACGACTCCGAAAGCTACGACTGAGAAAGTTGATCCGGCAAAAACTGAGGAGCCAACGGCACTTGCAGTTTTTGAGCAAAAATTAAATGACTCTTTGGGTCTTAACCCTGAAAAAAAATAAGAGATGGCAAACTTGAGAACGACAAACTATGATACTTCGATATTAACTCTTAGAGATAATAAATACGAAGTAGCTTCATATACTAATGACACTTATGCAACCTTGACTTTGAGTCAGGGGACTCTATTCGGTAGGGTTGCAACTACTGACAAAGTAGTTCCTTTGTACACTGATGCAGCTGACGGGTCACAGTATCCTGTCGGAATTCTTACAATCGACCAAACGGTTGAAGCTGGAGAAACGATTGACCTAAACATGGTTATCGCTGGAGAGGTTGCGGCTGAGCTTTTAGTTCTGAACGTAGGAGACACGCTTGAGGCGGTAGTTGATGACAGACGATTAAAAGACTGGATCAAGGACATGGGAGTATTTTTAATCACTGTGACTGGATTGTCACAATTAGACAACCAATAAAAACAGAGAAACAATGAAAAATTTAATCGGATTATTTATTTTAGCAGCTCTTTCTTTCGCTATCGGCGGGGCAGAGTTCGGAATTTTGGCGGGAGTCGGTTTGTCTTTAGTGGCAGAGGTCCAGCCTACAGGAGTTTTTATGATGTCTATCCCAGCGGCTGACGTTAGGAATGTATTCACGAAAACTTTAATTGCAACGTATAGACAAGAAATCTCAGTAATGAGTTTTTTAAGGTCTTTCTTTCCAGCCGTTGAGTCAAAATCGAAAGAGGTATCTATTCAAGTTCAATTAGGCAAAGAATTAGTTGCTGTTGATGTTGAGAGAGGGACTAATGGAAACCGTAATAAAATGGTGAAAAGCACTGAAAAGATAATTTTACCGCCTTATTACTACGAATATATGACGACCAACGAGCACAGACTTTATGACGTGGCTATTGGAACTCAAGATGTCGGAGTCATGAATACGCTAGTTTCAGAATTAGCGAGCGAAATGATGGAAATGCAAAAGAAAATTGAGAGAAGATATGAGCTTCAATGCGCTCAGGTCTTAGAGACTGGAATCGTTACATTAAATAACGGAACCAATATCGACTATAGCAGAGCAGCTGCTTCACTTGTTGATGTTTCAGGTACAAATCCCTGGGCGACTGGCGGAAATGACCCGATCACTGATTTTGTAAACGCTTGTAAGTTCTTGAGAGAGATCGGAAAAGCTCCAGGAGGTCGTTTCTTAGCTATATGCGGAGAGGACGCAATCCTTGATTTATTGAATAACTCAACTTTTCAAGCAAAAGCAGACATTAAGAATTTTGATATGGACCAGGTGAGAAAGCCTGCAATGTCAAACGGAGCATCTTATCACGGGACAATTACTGCCGGGTCTTATACTGTTGATTTATGGACGTACCCTGAAGTATATGAGACAGAGTCTGCTGCAGGTGTAATCACTCAGGTGAATTATATCAACGCAAAGAAAGTTATCGTTATGCCTCACGCGCCAAATTTCAAGCTTGCTTTTGCGGCTGTTCCTAATTTGATCGGACAACCCGCTCAACAAGGGGCTTATTTGGCTGGAGATTACGTTGACAACAGGAAAACTGCTCACGAGGCATGGATCAAGTCTGCAGGAGTAGCGGTTCCAGTTGCTGTGAATCAGGTTTATACTATGCAGGTAGTCGCTTAATAAGCGTTTAAATAATAATCTTTAAAAGGCTTGACTTCAGAGTCAAGCCTTTTTTTTATACCTACAAAAATGAGAAAATTTAAAGTAATTGCCTTAAGTGTCGGCGGGAGTAATAACAAAATTTACAGCTCAGGTGAGACGGTAAATGAGAATAATTTCCCTGCAGGGCACGCGGACGCGAAAGTTAAAAGCAAGCATTTAGAAGAAATCAAAGTCGAAGTGACTGAGGACGATATAAAAGCTAAGGCTGAGGCTGCTGCTAAAGTGAAAGCTGAGGCTGACGCAAAAGCGAAATCAGAGGCAGAGGCCAAAGCTAAAGCTGAGGAGGATGCTCAGGAGGAAACAGAGGAGAAAACCGAGGAGAAGCCAGCTGACACGATTTCTGACCTATTAGGAGCGAGCACTGAGTCAAGTCCTTTAGACGGGAAAACTCACGAGGATTTCACGGTTAAAGAATTGAAAGCTTTTTGTGACGATAAAAAAATTGAATATGTTGCTAAGGCAACAAGAAAGGACCTTTTTAAATTACTTACTAGCAAATAATTAATTCATTTTTTGTGAGTGAGGGTCCGTCACGTTGGGAAGCGTTTCGGGCTTTTTTGTTAAAAAACATTATGAGCTTAACAGATATAATGCGTTTAGATTTACAGGCTATCACGTCAAACGGGAGCGATTTCGGGGTCGCTGTTGATTTTGTGGCTCCAGACGGGAGCACGGCGACAGTAAACTGCTTAGTCACAACGCATCACAATAGCTTTGACGAGAACGGAGAAGCCATTGACTCCCGACAATCGAGCGTTGCTGTATCCGAGCCGCTCCTGACGGATGAATATTATCCTGTCAGAAATGGAGACAATGACGTCAATCTCACAGGTCATTTAATTTCGTTTTTAGAGAGTACTGGTGAAAAAAAGACCTATATTGCAGAGCAATGGTTCCCTGACGAATCTATCGGCCTGATTGTCATAATGTTAGGGGAATATAACGCATAATATGGGGTTAATCACTGAGGCAATACAGCCACGAGCATACGAATTGATACGCGACAGGATTGCCGCTATCGTTGCGGACGAGTTATTTCAACAGGCCGCTATTAATTACGACTCTGAGCTTGACGCTAGTATTTTCCTTGAGAGGTCAACTCCTTTCAATCAGTCAGAACTCCCTGCAGTCAATATCATGCTTGCTGACGGCAATTATACGGACGAGTCTGTAAACGCTCAGCGCGGGAGCTATAGCTATCATATTGACGTGTACGCGAAAGCGTCCTCAATACCTGGCGAAAGAGGGGATCAAGCCTCAGCCGTCAGAATGCAGCGAATTGTCGGCGTTATTCACGCGATTCTGTCAGATAAACATTATATCACTTTGCAATTTGCCCGCCCTTTTATCGAGAATACACGAGTCGAGGGAATTATAATGGCAAACCCAAAGGACACGAAAGACGCTGCAAATGTTATTATGGGTCGAATTACCTTCGTTGTAAGGGTCCCGGAAAATGTTCAGGATTACCCAGCTATTACTTTGGCGGGATATGACACTCAGGTACAAATCGAATTGAGCGCTCAAGGATTTTTATACTCAGGAAATAACGTGACCCCAGCGGAGCCAGTTTGCGCGGGAGTTGATGTTTTAATAAATAGTGTCGATATGGCAACCGCTTCGAGTGGTTCGTCTTTTGATATCACTGTCGTAGACACGAACGGAGCTGATCCTGTCGTATCGATTGTTGGGAGTGTTGTCACGGTTTTAGCGGGAGCGGCTGACGTAACGTCTCAATTTAACGGGGTTTCTACTGGAGTCGATACGCCTCCAGGTCAGGATATTAGTATCGCGGTAGTAACTTCAACGCCCGCCTTAGTGGGAACTTTGGTGACTAATACATCAAACAACAAAGGAGTTTTACTTCCTAACATTACGCACACTGACTCAGACGGGAGTCCAGCTGTCCGAGCGGCTCAAATACCAATGATTTGCACGCCAGGCGCTTCGAGGGTTATTGCACCACTAAGATATAAGCTTGACCAGAGCCGAGCAGTTCAAACAAATGACGAGTACTGGCATAAAACAAACGGTACCTTTGATTACGCCTATACGAGCGGGTCAGTTACTCAAATGCTTGACCCTACAACACCTGACAAGATATTTTATGATGACTCAGCGGTAACTGGAATAACCCAACACTTATTCAGATTTGTGGGCCATGCTGGTGGATATTATCAAGAGTCTGACGCAACGTATAGAGATATTGACGGCAACCTGTCAGATAAAGCAACTGAATTTACTTTGGTTAGCGGATTCTATATTATAGACCGTTTAACGTGGTGCGGCTGGTATGGGGCTAGAGGTGGCTCAATTGCTTTGACTGCTGGTCTTGCTACTTATCCAATATCTAGGAATGGGTTTGCTGATTATTGGATGCCACCCTCTAAATACTTTACTGGTATAATTAGAACAGATGTAAACCTCCCTTTATATAATTCTTCTCGTCCCCCGTTTGACATTCAACTAACTTTGTGGTCTTGTACTTGGGACGATACAAGCGCTACAAGCGCATGGTTTTATAATACTGGCGGTTACATAGGCCCTGCGGGAATAACGGGAGCGCGTGCATTAAGTTATATTAGGGTACATATCTGGGGCACTGACGATTCAATATAAAAGATATGAAAGGAATTTTTAAATATGACGATTGCATAATCGAAGACCCGAAAATCAAACTAATTAGCCGAGACGAGAATTACGAGACTAACGTGACCATAGTTACTGTAGATGTTTACGGGAAAAACAGAGGGCATGTCGACACTGTAGAGGATACTTTTCGCCTTGAAATATCGAGCGAAAAAAATAAGTTACCTGTATCCACGAGCAAGCCAGCTGTGACCGCCTGGGCTGAAAAACACATACAACAACTAAGATACACAACAAAATGATATTATTACAGGCGGGATTTGAGTCTCAAACATGGTCAACGGCTGACGTCATCACTATCGTGACTATTTTAATTTCGGGCGGGAGTGTTTGGCTCAAATTAATCGTTGATAAAACGAAAATGCAGAGCCATATTGACACGTTAAAGGCGGACCTGGATAAAGAAAAAAACGAAAGAAAAGAGGATATTTCAAACGTAATCGCGGCAAAATCTACGATTAAATTTGAATTAAATAAAAAATTGGACGTGGAAAATCAAAAGATTCACGACAGGATCACGAAAACTCAAGAGCATCACGAGAAGTCAATGAAAAATGTCGCAACTGAATTTAAGGCTATTAATTTAAGTTTAGGAGAAATTCAAACAGGAATCGCTCGAATCGAGGGCAAACTCGGCAAATAATGAAAGCACTTAATTTTATAGCAGGTTTTTTCAGAGAGAAAGCAAATGAGTCAATGACTAGATTAATATCCTTAATTGTGGCGCTCTCTGGAGTGGTTTACATGGTTCAAACGTGGGATTATATCGGATCAGTGGCTATTTTCACAGCCTCTGGAGTCATCAAAGTAGGTGGAAAGAGATTCGGAAAACAAAATTTAAAATCAGAACAAAATGAAAACGCCAGCAAGTAAATTAAAGCTAAAATTCTTTAATATTACAAAAGAGGAGGTCGACAATAGAGTCAAGCCTCTCGAATATATTGCTATTCATTGCGCTGCAACTCGGTCAAGTATGGACGTTTCAGTCGCTGATATTACCCGCTGGCATCAAGCAAGGGGATTCACTTCAATAGGCTATCATTTTTATATAAAATTTGACGGCTCTGTCCATAGAGGTAGAGATTTAGACGGGGACGGGCTCGTTCTTGAGGAGACAGGAGCTCACGTTGCCGGATTAAACTCAAAAGCTTTAGGCGTTTGTTTAGAGGGAGGATATGACGGAGAGAACAACTTCACTCAAAAGCAATGGGGCGCCCTCAAGCAATTACTGAGGGAAATCGTGCACTATTACCCGTCAGCGATTATCAAAGGTCATAGAGATTTCAGCAACGTCTCAAAGAGCTGCCCTTCATTTGAGGTTAAAGATAAAATGAAAGAATTCGGAATAAATCCAAATTGGTAAGATGAAAAAAGATAATCTCCTTTTAATCCTGTTACTTTTGGCGATAGGTGTCATTGTTTGGCTATCTTTGCGAAAAAAAGAAGATGCGAAAATCAATTATGAGCCTTTACAGGAGATGCTCAAAGAGTCTGAGCAAAGGTTTTTCAATGCCGTCAATGAAATAAAACATAATCAAATCAAATATGAGAAAGATTCTACTTTTATTTATAGTGCTGACAGGGATCAGCGCGACAGTATCCGCTCAATTCACAATCCCCGTTGATACTTCAGGAATTTGGTACACGAATAAACAGGACTTAAACTCTCTCAGGTGTTTTATTCATGAGGAGGCACTCCTAAAAGACGTCAAAATTTGGATGAATGAGGCGAATACCTGCAGAGCAGACAAATTTCTCGCGGTCGAAATCATAAACGATCAGCGCATTTTGATTGACGGATTAGAGACTGAGAACAAGAAAGTCAAAAATCAGCGAAACATTTCAATAGGAATAGGCGGAGCCCTCGGAGTTGTCGCTATTGCTTTAGGTATTAAATAAATATTTTATCATAAAAAGTTTGCATATCTAAAAACTTTATATATCTTTGTCCGTATAAACACAAACAAAGGATGATAAACCTCACAGAGTCAACGCTCGAACAACTTCAGGAAATACTTGTCGCCGCTAGAACACAAAAGCACCTCACTCAGACTGAGATAGGGGCGAAAATCGGCGTTCTAAAATCTCGAATGTGTACGATTGAGAGCAATATCTCAAGCCTTAGTACTGAAAAATTCTTATTGTTGGTCAAGGAGTTAGGCTGTTCGATTCATTTCAAAGCAAATGACGACAGCTCTGCAAATCCCTCTGAAGCTATCAATTTAATTGAGAAATGGCTCGCTGACTATAAAAATGGAGATGTCACGTCTGATTTTGTTTGTCGTAAAATATCAAAAATACTAGTAAAATTATGAGCCAAACACACTGGAGACACCTGACAGACGAGAAACTGCTCGGAGCGTGGGACCTAGAAGATGACGGAAAATTTCATGATAAAATCGTGACTATTGAGAGCTTGAGAACTGGAGACTTTGTGTCTTCTGGAGGTAAGCAAAAGAAGAGTTTCATTAGATTTAAGGAATTCGAGAAGGAAATGATATGCAACAAGAAGAATATGAAGCGGCTGCAGAACCTATTTGGGACTTTTGACTACACAAAATTCAAAGGTAACAAGGTGACTCTAACTGTTGAGCGAGAAAAGGACCCGCAAAATAGAGGCGGCTTTTGTGACGCTCTGAGGTTCAGAACGAAAGCGCCAGAGGTAGCGGCAAAGGAAACACTCACGGCGGATCACAAAAAGTTTGCGGCCGTCAAAACTGCTTTAGATTCTGGAGCCTATAAAATGGATCAAGTAAAATCTAAATATATAGTCTCTGACGAGATTGAAAAACTACTCACAAATGAATAATCTCGATCTAGCCATGAGCTATAAATGTCGGGCCTCTGGACTTTCGGATATCGCGGCATCAATTAAAAAGGACGAGGTCCCGAAAGGGGTAATGACTCACCTTAAAAAATGGATTTTAGAGCGGACTCACAATGAGCGTATTCCAATGGCTAACAAATACACGGTCAAAGGAAATAGAGCCGAGACAGAGGCTGTCGAGTTTGTCGAAGAACATTGCCCCGATTTAGGCGGTTTATTACTGCCTAACGAATTAGGGCAGAAATCAAACGACTTTTTCCAGGGGACATGGGACGTAATGACTCCAAACGGGGAGAAAATTATCGACATAAAAAACTCATTCACTGCAGAAACATTTCCTTTTTACGAGGAGGTAATCCCGACAAAAGGATATGATTTGCAGGTAGGAGTCGGATATTGCTCAATTTCTGGAGCTACAGAGGGAGAGGTGATTTATTGCCTCATGAATGCCTCAATTGACGAGATAGCGAACGAGGCGGCGAGATATTGCTTTCAAACGGGACAGGAGGAGTCAGAGGAGATTTTCGCAATGTTCAAAAAGCGAATGACTTATGACCACCTTGAGCCGTTACAACGGATAAAAAGATTTACAGTAAAAAAAGACCCTGTTTTGATAGGGTTATTTGAAAAGAGGGTAATTGCTTGCAGGTCTGAGCTTTTGTCTATCTTAAATAAATATAGACCTCACAAAATTTAAAGAAAATGAATGTTAAACTAGAGGACGCTGAAGCCGCCGTCAGGGCGCGGATAGGTGACTATTACGACAACCCTGCTGGATTTGACAGTATTGAAGATGTAGATACGAAAGAGGAGTATTCTGACGCGGCTGTCGATACATTTCGCACGTATTTAAACGAAGTAACTAACCAAAAAAACTTAAATCATGAATAGAGTATTTTTAGTAGGTAACACGGGCGGAGAGCCTGAAGTTATCAATTTCGAGAACGGCGGTAAAATCGTCAAAATGTCTTTAGCTACGAGCGAGACCTGGAAAGACAAAACGACTGGGGATAAAAAAGAGCGGACCGAATGGCACGCTCTAAGTTTTAGACGTCCGGGACTCGTTGACGTGGCTGAGAAATGGATCAAGAAAGGTCACAAATTAGCTATTGAGGGGACGCTCAGATATAATATGACAGAAAAGGACGGAGAAAAAAAATATTTCACCTCTGTAGATGTTGACTCAATGGAAATGCTGACGCCAAAGCCAGCAAGTCATTCGCCGGGCGGAGATGTCGCGCCGGATGACGATTTACCTTTTTAGATATAAAAAAAAACGAGCCAATTAATGCAATAAGTCCTATCCCTCTCTGTGCGACTCAGGGAGAATGGCGCGCAGCTCTGTAGAGCATACAAAAGGCCTAGACCGACCAGAATCTCCAAATTGGGGGTTCTGGATTTGGTGGTCATGAAATGTTCAACTTTACACTGCAGAAACGAGCGAGCCAAAGGCCGGACTATTTGCCATAAATGCAAGGCTCAGCGGTATAGAGAAAACAATCCATATCAAGCCGCTTATCAGAATTTAAGAGGTAACGCCAAAAGACGCGGAAAGGTATTCGAAATCACTTTCGAGCAGTTCAAGGAATTCTGTTATAAAACTGACTATATCAAAAAGAGGGGCATCTCAAAGACTGGCCTGCATATCGACAGGATTGACGAAACGGGGCCATATTCGATTGAGAACATTCAAGCCCTTGAGAACTCAGATAACGTCAAAAAATATTTAGATTATAATTACGAAACAAAATACGGACGATTCAGTCCAAAAACTGATTCAGACTATGGTGACGTGCCTTTTTGATATGACAAACCTCAGACCATATCAAGCCGCTCAAGTGAGCCAAACCCGAGAAGCCTTTAAAAAGCATGACGGCGTATTTTTCCAAATGCACACCGGAGGAGGGAAAACGATTTGCTTTTCTAATATCTGTAAATCAGCACGTCCTCCCGTCTGGATTTTGGTCCACAGAGAGGAGCTTTTGAAATCAGCCTATAGCTCACTAAAGAGAGCCGGACTCAATCCCCAGGTATTACACCCAAAAATGAAAGACTTTGACCCTGACGCTGATATCGTGGTCGCTATGGTCCAGACGCTCAGGCGGAGAGAATATGATTTGAGTCACGTCAAGCTGTTGATTGTAGATGAGGCCCACCTGACAGACTTTGACTCTCAAATCCCTAGATTTACGAACGCTAAGCGGATCGGATTCTCAGCCACGCCAAAAAGAAAAGGAAAACAACTGCAATTAACCGAATTTTATTCGTATATGACAGTCGGCCCCTCATTAAAGGAGCTCATTGATATGAATTTCCTTGTAGATTGTGAGATTTTCACGCGTTCAGTCATTGATCTCAAGAAAATGAAGATAAAAGCGGGAGACTATGATCCGTCAGCCATGTTCGGAGAGTTCGATAAAAATATCGTTTATTCAGGAATCGTGTCAAACTGGCTGAGAATTTGTCCGAATATCAAAACTATCGTTTTTTGTGTAAATATTGAGCACGCTAAGAAAGTGACGGATCAATTCAATCAACAGGGCGTAAAAGCGAAATATATAGTTTCCACTATGGACGGGGACCGAAACGAAATCCTCAAGGAATGGAGGCGAGGAGATTTTGACGTCCTGGTCAACGCCTCTATATTTACGACCGGATTTGATGAACCGTCTCTGAAATGCGTAATTTTAGCGCGAGCGACCACCTCAGAAAATCTATATCTCCAAATGATAGGCAGAGGCTCCCGGACTTTCACCGATAAAAAAAGCTTTCATTTGCTCGATTTTGGCGAAAATGTAGACAGGCACGGCACCTATTCACAGGAAAGGACCTACTCACTCGCTCACAAATACAATCCCAAAACAGGGGCCGGAATCATGAAAGAGTGTCCGAATTGCGGAGCATATATCCCAGGCAGCTGCAAAAAATGTGACTTTTGTCAGTTTATTTATCCGAAAACACGAGAGGAGATTGTCGAGGAGCAGCTCAAACCCTTCAGAGAGGGAGCGCTGAGCACAATCGTTGACGTCACTGATATTCCGAAAATGGAGCTGATCAGAAAAGCGAGAGGCTACAAAATGGGCTGGATATTTAGGCAAATGATCGCGAAAGAGCCCAACAAAGCGAAAAATTTAATAATTGAATACGGAAATTATAAGAACTACAACTCAGCATGGAAACACAAAACACTCCAAAGGCTCGAATTAATCGGATAGCTGTCTGCAACTACTCCTATTTAGGATGGAACGGCAAAAAGGTCCTGCTTTATCATGAGCGGACTATGTCGCCGCTAATCGGCTCGACTGAATGCGAAATCAGACAGGACCCGACCGGATATAACATTGAAACGATAAAAAGAGACTTTCAAAAGAAAAATAAAACTAGAAAATATTTAGGAGCTTATTATCTTACTATCACTGAGATTGAGGTGCTTTTTGTCGGAATGAATCCCGTTTCTTGGAAATAAAAAAACATAAAAAGTTTGTATATATGTAAACTTTACTTATATTTGTATCAAAATAAAAACAAAATGAACACACCCGCAAAAATTGACCAGGTCCTGAGCGAGTCAGGCCTGACTCCAGAACAACAAAAAGACAATAAAGCAGCCTATCTGCCATACCTGCAGAAAATCAGCGAAACGATTGAAAAGGCTAAAGGCATAAACCGAGAAAACCCAACAGAGGAGGACGAAAAACTCGCGAGAGAGCTCCGTCTCTCATTGGTGCCAAATCGAACGGCAGCTCGAAAGTTCAAAATGACACGGACCGAAAAATTGCGTTTAGTTAAAAACCTAGAGGACGCTTCATATAGGCTGATTGAAAATGAGTCTAAGCTCGTAGAGTTGGAGCTGAGAGAGGTTGAGTATCACGTGGCGAACAAACGAGCTGCAGAGCTCAACGCTTTGAGAGATAAGCGAGAGACCGAGGTCCGAGAGTACATTGATAATCCTGAAATCTATCCTCTGGGAGAAATGACTCAGGAGCAATTTGATAAATTTATCGAGGACCAAAAGCTCGCAAAGGGCGCGAGAGAGAAGATTGAGCAGGAAGCAAGAGCGAAAGAAGATGCAGACAGAAAAGAGGCAGTAAAAGAGCAGGCGCGCAAAGATAAAGAGGCTAAACGATTGGCGACTGAAAATAAAAAATTGAAGGCTGAAGCTGATAAAAAGTTGGCTGAAGCTAATAAAAAAGCTACTGAAGCTGCAAAGAAAATTGTTCATGACCTACTAATCAAAATAAAATCCCTAACCAAGCAACTAGTCGCTGACGGATGGGTTGCAAAAACTCCAGACCTTTACGCTAAAAGAGGTCATGAAATATCTTCTCAAATGCTATCAGAGCATTCTCAGGCTACGCTTGAGGCATTTATGAAGCTCACAAACAAAGAAATTCAAGAGGAGGCGAAAATCAAGGCTGCAGCTGACATCAAAAACAGTTCGGACCAGACTCAGCTTTTGTCCTGGGTCGATACTATGCACCTGCCAGACGTGAGTCTGACAACGGCTGAGGGTAAGGCAGTTTTAAAGGATATTGAAAAGAAGTTCAACGG